CGCCCCGAAGGGCGTCAGTACGCGATTCGTTGCGTATCCGTTTTGGCTCCAGGTACTCTCGGCTATATGCGGAGAGCCGGGAACTCTTAGAGTTGGGAGGAGACTGAAGTGAACTTAACCCGTGTTATTGGTTATGTTCTCAGGATTATTGGATATACCATGTTGGTCGCAGCAATAGCTGCGAACTTCTGGTTTATCCTCCTAATCCTAAGTCTTCTCTATACACAACCCTAGGAGTATCAGTGGTATGGGTAGTCTATCAACAACGGCTGGTTCTCCCCGAAAGGAGAACTTTTCGTGGACAAGACCGGAAGAAGGCATTTTCTCAATTGTGTGGACGCCAAGACTTGGCGGGCCACCTAATGAGACTAATGCCGCATCGTACATGTACGATTACTCCGCAGAACATTACTACGGAGTAGATCTTCCGGACTTCCATAAGCGTAAGAGCAAAGGTGAATTGCTGCCTTATACCTCCTACTTCAAACACTCCGTCACTTTTGAGGGATCAGGGTCTATGGGCTGGCAGGACGTAAATTATTTTTACGACCGTGTCGGACCGGGACCTTGGTTCGCTCATTATGAAGAAGTGTGGGAGGCTTTAGGGACACCAACCATCAGTGCTACACTTAATGCCATGGGAATTGACCCACGGTATCAGGTGCAACGTGCCGCCGCGAAGTTATACTCTCGCGGTTGGGACGGACTTACGTTCGTTGCTGAACTCCACAAGACTATGAGCATGTTTAAGAATGCTTTATCTACATTCGGTAACTTGCTCGAATCGATGCACGATCTCTGGGCGACCGGTAAGGTCCTCCCGAGTCTCAATGCACCGTTGTCTGCGTGGATGGAGCTTAGATATGGTTGGCGAATTCTTCTATATGATATAGAAGACATCAAAAACTTAATATCTTCGCTCAGGGACGCCCGCAGAGATTTCTACAAGGAAAGAGTCGGAGACAGCTTCACCGACAGCGTCTCGGGTACTTCTTACAAGAATTACTCGATATTCTGGACCCAAGTTGACACCCTTCGGGAGGTCAACGTGGGCGTTCGGGGAAGCATTGTTTCTGACTTTGTACCTGACCATATCATTGCAAACCTTCCGATCACTGCATGGGAGTTGACGAAACTCTCATTTGTGCTCGATTGGTTCTACAATGTAGGACAGGCCTTGCAGGCTCTCTCGTTCGCGACCTTCTCACCTAATTACACCGCGGCTTATGGTGTGCACGTTGAGATTACTAGAAGTACGAGTAATCCTCAATATGCTATCCTTAATCCCGATGTAGAATCAATGTATTTTACACAAGATACATTGTTAAAGTTTGAAGGCTTTCAGCGAATACCATGCACAGTACCAATTGCACCGCAACTAACCGTTAACCTCAATGCCTTCAAGATAGTCGATATCCTGGCTTTAGTATACCAGGCATTCGGCCGTCTCTCGGGCAAGAGTGGTTAACAATCTGTTAACGCTTACAAAGGAGTACAGCGTATGGCGGCTATGACTACCGCCCTCACTGAGTTCGCCGACAACGGCAACTCACGCACTTACACGTATACTGGACACACGGCGGCAGAACCTCGCCTTGTGATACAGAAACGTAAAGTAGCGTCCGGGTCAACTTCAGTAATTGAGGATACAGTTTCTGTAATCTCTTCTACTGAAGATGCAAGCGGTGAACTGCTTGCATCCCGGGTCTTGTTTGAGGCCAAAGTGCGCCGTCCAGTGGACGGTATCGCTGCGGACGTCACTGCAGCGTTGGCCATCTTCCGCGATGTAATTGCGGGAGATGAGTTTACCAACACAGTGTCGACGCAGGAATGGCTTTCGTAAAGAGATTAGCTATCTGGATATTTACACATCCAGTGGCTGTTTCTCGATACGTGAGTCGTGGTTTGCGTTTTCTCGCAGACCGCTTCCCGCGTTTGAAAGGGAAATAACACCCTTTCTTTCCTTAGCCTCAAATTGGAGATTCCATAATGGAGCCCCAACAGTTAACGTACTACGTAAGTAGACTTTATCTGCAAGACAATCAGCGCTACTTGCCAGAACCTCTTTATCAAAAGCTCCTGGGGAAACTCAGAGCTAGAGACTTAGAGGCACTGGCATCCTGTAGTGACTGGCTTCCACAAGATGTAACGGGTGGAAGGGAAATCGCTAGAGTGTTATACCAGATGGAAGCGTTCTTTAAAAAGAACTCTTCGTTTACTGATAAGCAGGTTAGTCGGCTCGCGGCCTTAATAGCCTTCGAAGAAGGCGAGGCCATATGCGCGCGAACTAACTGCCGTCTTGACCAGCCTGACAACCGAGCAGAATACTCTCGGGAAATCATGTTGGCCAGGCAGTATGTCTGGGATGTACTCGGGGATTTCACCGAATTTCTCGATATCCTACCGAGGAATTCGCGTGTCACTCCAGGCGCCACTGTAACACGAAGCAGGAGGAGAGCTCTACCATACCTCAAAGTTTCTAAGAGGCTGGTTTGCACTCCAGGTGCACGTCCGTACTTGACTGCCATATCCGAGTTCTTTGGATATGGTAAAGTTAAGCCACGAACCGTGTCTGCTAACCGTGTTGAGTTCGTACCTAAGTCGTGGAAGACGGAGCGTACTATCGCTTGCGAAGCTGAAGGGAACATGTTCCTTCAGCTAGCTTTTGATAGATACGTTAAATCCCGCCTTCGTCGTAGAGGTATTAATCTCTACGATCAGACTCGAAATCAAGAGATGGCGAGAGTTGGATCAATCGAAGACCATGAGGGATCATGGGCGACGATAGATCTTTCTCAAGCCTCCGATACATTAGCCTATAATACTGTTCGACTTCTCCTTCCAGAGAAGTGGTTCAGCTACCTGCGGTCGATAAGATCGCAGTATGGACAATTGTATCGAGACCAAGCATTAGAGTATGCAAAGTTCTCCTCTATGGGGAACGGCGCCACTTTTACGCTGGAAACTCTTGTTTTCGCTGCTGCCTGTTATGCTTGTGGCTCTCGAGGCTTCTCTGTTTATGGCGATGATATAATCGTCAAATCCAAAGACGCTAAGAAAGTCATGGCATTTCTGGCTTTCCTCGGCTTCACACCCAACAGTACCAAAACGTTCATGCAAGGTCCCATTCGGGAATCTTGCGGAATGCTATGGTACCAAGGTTCTTGCATCACCCCTCGGTATATCCGAGAGATTGATGGAAGAAAGGCGATCCAATGTCACTTAGTTAACTTACTAAGAGAGGTTGGAGAGCCTGGTGGGGAATTGTGGAAGTTTCTTGTGGAATTCACCACTAAGAATAACCTTCCGTTAGTTCCCTACAACGAAGACACGATGAGCGGTGTATTCATTGATGAATACACTGCCTATCAGAGGAAACTCATAGTAACGCGAAAGAAAGGCCTAGCTGCGTGGACACCGGTATTCCGAGCCTTAAAGGCAAAGAATTCCTACGTCATACGCAACTGGGACTCTCGCTCTCTCTTCCTGTGGCATTTAGGTGCTCCAGGTAGAGGTGAGTTCGCGGTTGAATACCGGCTACGTGGGTCTTACTCACGTTTTCGGTTTTTCAACGCCTATGAAAGTAGTAGGTATTCCACTCCTAGTCACAAGTATGTGCGGAAGTGGGTCCACTGGATTCCAGTGGTGGGTGCACCCGC